CAAAACTAGGATTTGCTAGATCAAACCAATTCTTAATTGAACTTCCTAGATTAGAAGAATCATCTGCTCCTGGTGGGTTTTTAGGTGCAATTATTGATCGAGTTGGTGGATTTATTCCAGCTATTCCTGGTCTAACACCTGATAGACAACCAAATCCAAGAGAACTGAATGTATTATGCCAGGCAACAGGATTGCCCGGAAAACAGATACTAACAACTGATCGTAAAGTTGGTATGATTAATGAGAAAATTGCGTATGGATATGCAGTTTCAGAATTATCAATTAGTTTTTATATGCTAAACGATTATAGCGTTAAATTATATTTTGATGCTTGGATGGCAAAAATCATTGATGATGGTTATGGAGCTAATGGGCAAAAGACTGCACAGATCGTAAAGTATAAAGATGAATACGCAAAGTCTGTTAAAATCCATCAATTAAGAAAACCGCAAATTGGATTCTCAGCAAACCTAGGACCAATCTCAGCTGGAATTGGTATCGGTGGAGGAAGTGTATATACTGTAGAATTATTAGAAGCATTTCCGACTACTATTAATGAAATTACTTTTACGAATGATTTAGATGGAATTATTCAGGTGACAGTTCAGCTGTCTTATACTAACTGGAAGAGAACTAAACCTTCTCAAAACTTTATTAATCTTGATATTGGATTTTAATTGGAGTAAATTATGGCATTGCCTTCGTTAAATGCGTCACCGGCGTATGAATTGAGTGTACCATCAACTGGTAAAAAATATAAGTTTAGACCATTTTTGGTAAAAGAACAAAAGGTCCTTATGTTGGCATATGAAAGCCAAGATAAGAAACAAATTATCAATGCAATGTTAGAGACAATTTCCTCTTGTGTTGATGAGATAAATCCTAAAACATTAACAACATCAGATGTTGATTATATTTTTACACAGCTAAGAGCAAAATCTGTTGGCGAAAAAATCGAATTAACTATTAAATGCGATCAATGTGAAACGTATAATCCAATTACTGTTGATGTAGAAAAAGTAAAAGTGAATGGTAATACAAAGGAAAAAGTTGTAAAACTAAGTGAAGATATTTCGATTAAATTAAAGTATCCAACATATTACGATTTTATGACGAATCTAGATGTTGAGAATAAAACACATACAGATACAATTATGGATGTAGTTGTATCATGCATTGATTCAATTATGACTGAAGAAGATAATATTTCAGCAAAAGATGAACCAAGAGAAGAAGTAATAAAGTTTGTTGAATCAATGAATTCAAAACAATTTGAAATGATTTCAGATTTTGTACAAGAAATTCCTCAATTAGAATATAATACTGGGTTTACATGTACAAACTGTAGTTATGAACAAAACGTAAAATTACAAGGACTTGACGATTTTTTTTAATATGCCTCTCTCATGATAATCTAGAGAACTATTATAAGGTTAACTTTCAGATGATGCAAAATTTTAATTACGCGTTAAATGAACTAGACAATATGATTCCTTGGGAGAGGGAAATTTATTTAACTATGCTTATTAATCATATTGAAGAACAAAATGATAGGGCTAGACAGCAAGGAAATCAATAATGGCTGAAGCATCACCGCTTTTTGCAATAACAAAAGCATTAGTCGACGAAAATAAAGAACAAGGCCAGACACTTACCAACATGTCAGTTAGCCTTTCGAGAATGAATAGTAATTTTTCTGCGTTTATAGAAACGATGAAAGGTGAAAAGTTAAAAGGTCGTGAAGAAGCTATTGAAGGCGGTGCTAAAAAGAAAAATAAAGGAAGTCAAGATACTAGTATTGACTTACCAACAGCTGGCCTATTTGCTGGAATCGGTGCGGCAGTTGCAGCATTAACTGGAACTCTGGGAACAATTGTTGCTGGATTCAGCGGTGCTGTTATTGCATCATTAGATGAAACAATGAATGATATTTCAAGAACCTTTGCATCTGCCTGGTTAGGAATGGGAAATAAACTCAAAGCATTCTTTAAAATGTTCAGTGGTGAAGGTATTATTGGAATTGCAATTGTAAAACTGATTGAGGCATTGCGTGGACCAGCTGCAGTCTTTGATGAGGTTGCACAACGTTGGAGAAATATTGAGACTGGACGCTTCATGAAAGCTCCTAATATTATTGGAAGAGCTATTAATCGAATCGCAGATGCATTTGGCGGTGCGGGAAAAACTTTATCTGGTTTATTTGGTGAAGGCACTAAGTTTGGTAAAGCGATGAGTGCATTAAAATCTGCATTTACATTTGCAGAAGACAGTAAAATCCTCAAACTACTCCAAGGATTTGGCGGAGTCCTTAAAAAAATATTCTTACCTATCGGTCTTATCTTTACTGCTTATGATACTATTAAGGGTGCAATTGAAGGCTATGAAGAAGAAGGTTTTGTTGGTGCATTAACTGGAGCAGTATCTGGTTTACTCGGATCTATTGTCGGAGCTCCATTAAATCTTATCAAATCTATTACATTATGGATTGGTAAAAAACTTGGTATATTATCAGAAGAAGATGCTGCTAAGTTTGATGAAGCATTTGATTTTGAACAAATGATTAAAGACTTTGGAATGGCAATAGCTAAGACAATTAATAAGATTATTGATTGGATTACTAATTTTGACGTTGGTCAAGCTGTTAGTGATGGCTGGGAAGCATTTAAGAATTTTGTTAAAGGTGACCCAAATGCTGATAAGCCTAATGATGGAACTGAAACACTTGAAATACCAGGGGCAAATAACGGGACGGTTGGTGCTTTTGGTAAATTATTTGCCAACTTTGGTAAAGGTACACCAGTTGTAGCTCATGGTGAAGAAGCAATTGTTCCTAAAGATAGTGAACATGGAAAAGTTCTTCAAGATTACGAAAAAAATAAAGGTGGTAAAATAGACTACGCTGCATCGTGGGCAGCATATCAAGAAGAAAACCAAGGTCCTATGCCATCGCAGGCCCAACAAATAATGCATCAATCGGCTATAAATGCATTTAATAGCGGTCTGACATTAAGTGGCAAACCCCTCAATGGAGCAACAATGCCAGTTATCGATGGTCCGGATGCTGGTCGTATGAGACAGCGAGATGGTTTCATTTATCGAACAAGTGATAATAAGCCTTTAACTGATAACAAACCCATACCAAAATCTGAACCAAAAGAATTACCTAAATCTGAACCAAAAGAATTACCTAAATCCGAACCAAAAGAATTACCTAAATCTGAACTAACACCTTTGCCAAGTGGTGCTAAACCTAAATCTGAACCAAAAGAATTACCTAAATCTGAACTAACACCTTTGCCAAGTGGTGCTAAACCTAAATCTGAACCAACACGTTTGCCAAGTGATGCTAAACCTAAACCTTTACCTGGTAGCATGATCCCAGAAGGAATGGGTAATACGCTTGGTCAGATTATGACAAAATTCCAAGATAGTGGAATTATGAAAGCAACGCAGCAAAAAGGTACTGAGCTAAAAGCAAAAGAAGATGCTATGAGGGCGGCTGGCGCATCAGATATGGATATTGCCCAATCTATGATGGGTGAAATGCCATCGATGATGGGTAATATGAAAAGTATGTTTAGTGCTGCTGGATTTGATCAGATTACTATGCCAAAGATGAAATCAAATCCAATTAAAGAAGCAATTAAACCAAATAATATCGGTAACGTATTTGGATCAATGGTAAGAGAAGCTGAAGAAAATAAAAAGGCGCAAGCAACTAGAGCACCTGCGCCTGTAATAATTTCTGACAATAGCACAAAATCAAGTTCTACATCAAATACTGCTATGCCAGTTATATCAAAACCATTTGATTTTGACGACCCATTCGTATCTGGAATAGGTCGTACACGAATGATTTAATCGTCATTAGCCAACTTAGCGAAGTATGACATTGTGTCATCTTCATCGGTATCGAACGGAATCTCATCAGCTGTGACTGGCTCGAGCAATGGTGCTGGAGCTGGTTCGTTCATTTGAGCTTCCTGCTTCAGAGTAGGAGCACCAGCTTCTACCTCTTCACCAAGAACTCGCATTAACTTAGCCTTGAGTTCGTCATAAGTCTTGTAGTTCTTTGGATCCGTGAACTCATTAAGTGGGTTCAACTTACCGTAGATCTCTTCGAGTTGAGCGTCATCAGCTAGTTGTGATGGTGACTCAAACTCAGACTTATCATAGTTGCGATAACCTTCCACGTTACGAATCTTCAACTTGAAGTTCGCACCTTCCCAGAAGTCAAATGGATTGACCGGAGTTTCATCCTGGAATGCCGGTTGCATAACGTCCATGATCTTGTCAAAGATCTTCTTACCAAATTGATAGAGGAATACTTTACCCTCATTTTCTGGATTAGCAGGATCACTAACGATCTGTACATTAGTTACATAATGTAGACGACGCTTCTGCGTACGTGCACGGTCTTTATCAGCCTCTACACCAGTATTCCATAGACGTGAGTTTAACTCACCGACTGGATCTGGTTGGCCGATAGAAGTCAACGATCGTTCAATATACCACATCCCTGTAGGACCTTTGAATCCGTGATCCCAGTACCGTACCCACGGAAGATCTTCACCTTCAGGTGCAGGCAAGAAACGAAGTACTACGTAACCATTACCTGCCTTATCGACAGCTGGCTTATAGAAACGGTCATCACCATATGATTTCTTTTCTTGAGTTCCACCGACAGATTCTGCGGCATTGAGGAGTTTATTGATTTGATCGCGATTGCGCTTTAGATTTTCGAATGACATCGTATTGTCCTTGTTTGCTGAAATATGTTACTGTATTATACACTGTATTTGTACCGAAGTACATCTATATTTATTCGAACACTAACTCATTAGTGCGAGGTAAAAAGTTTAATCTTCTTGCCTCTGCCTCAAGCTTATCCTTAATGATAGGATTAATAAACTTTCGGCAATCTTCTATCTCAATGTTGTGTTCTTCACATAACCATACTATTGCATCCATATAAGATAGACGTTTTTCAATCACTGTTCTTTCGACCAGTTTTGAAAATTTTGCTTTTGTTAAGAAATTTTCTTCTACGCTCATTTAGCTTTCCGTTTTCGCATTTGTTTCTGAGCTATCTTATATTTTTCAAGCTCAGCTATCATGTTATTTATCACCTTAATACGACGCGATAATTCACGCTTACCAAGGTGTGCGTATGCTACCTTTGCATCCTTGCAATTCCCACTATGAGCATCCTCATACTCAGGTAGCATACGCTTCAGATACGCCACAACAGGTGCGACAGCCATACCTTTTAACTCATTGATCCGGAATGATGCAACGATATCAAAGTCTGTTTTTTCACCTTCGTACCATTCATCTTCCATCTTGTCAATGTCAAGCATAACCGTAGCATGAATCTTATTCAGTAACCTCTGCTGTGGCGTTAAGATCTTTTTTGTTTCGCGAACTTCCTCTAATAAAGCTTTAGCTCGTAGGAGTCCTTTACCCTTTAAAAGCAATCCATCGAAATATGTTTTAACTTCTTCCGGATATCTTGCATATTCTTCAGGGAAGTCAATATCATTATCTATACAATATGCTGCAGCAACAATACCATTATACATGGTAAAGTTCCACTCAGCATTTGCATTAATTGCCTTAGCATCTTCTTTTGAATAGTTTTTCTTGATATAGTCTTTAGCTAACTTTACAAGATCTTTCTTTTCAAGATCATAATGCATGTAGTAATCAACAGCACGGAATCCACGATCTTGCGGAATGCCTCTGATTCCTGTTTTAACGCGTGGCTTAGCCATTAGTTTTTCCTTTTATACCAAATTTCATCTGGGCCTAATGTATATGTCAGCCCATAAGTTTCATTCACCGCATCTCTTACACCATCCATGTGGAAATCATGACCTATGATAAAACCACCAGATTTTACTTTACGTGACCAATTAGATATATCTTTTTTCACTGCATCATATGTATGAAGTGCGTCAATAAAAATAAAATCTAAACTCGAGTCTTTCACGTGCTCATGAGCGGTAAAGGTAGACTCTCTATATAGAGTTGTTCTATCAGAATATTTTTCACACCATGCCTTTAAATGATGATAAAAGTTTATATTTTTTTGATTTTTATTCCAGAGATCAATACCTATTAGATTGAGATTTGGGCAAGACTCAATCATATATTTAAATGTAACTCCGGCATGAACACCAAGTTCTGCCCCATATTTAAGATTGTGCTCATTAATCATTTTTTCTAAAAAGAATTTTCTATGATCGACTGGATGTTGAGTCATTAGTTTCTTCTCATTGTCGCATAATCTGCAGGATTATCGTCTCTACCTACTGGGACGATGTTACTTTTGTGCATCGTGGCGAGACCTGTGATGTAGTCTCCTGAGTATTCTTTTGTTTTTGCTTTTGCTGTTGCATTTGCGTTGGGTGTGCGGATTTCGTGCGAGGGGATGTGCTGAGGAACGCGTAAGAACGACCTGCTCGGAACATATTCTTTAAACTCCTGAAGATTTACTGACGATGCAAAACGTTTCTCACGTTTTAGCTCCATACTATATATAGAAAGTTTCTTTTCACGAAGAAGCTTTTTACGCCGACTTACTGCCATTGATCATATTCCTTCATTGCAGAATAAGTGTCTAAAACACCAGAGCTTTGAATGGTATTATACACTTCTCTGTCATCCATGTACACAGAATTTTCATATGCTAATTTAGCTGCAACTTTACGTTCACGCTCAACTTTCTTAGCAACTCGCTTGATCATTTTTAAACGTTGAAGTTTTGTCATAATTTAGTTTCCTCTCAAGTTCATAACGAATGAGCCGTAGCTCTTCAATTTTAGTTTCTACAAGTGATCGATCTATAACCTCTTCTAAAAACCCTAGATCTTCTTCAATCGAGTTTAGTTTTTGAATTATCTCTTGATTTGTCATACACAATATTTCCCTCTTCGTCTTTTATTATATATGATTTAATATTCCGTGCTGAATTCAAATGTGTCTTTGCATCTTGAACTGCATCAGAACGAGAACCGGGTTCACCACCCATAACATCGTATGTGTGTATGAACCCGTGATTCCATTCAACTGTAATAAAATATTTTTTCATAAGAAGGATTATACTCAGTATTTTTACATTTGTACATACTTATTATACTATTTGATAATATAATTTATCCAATTAATTGCAGCATCTTCAGCATAGTATATTGAATGCTGAGTCAAATCCCTTTCTTCTCTTAATTGTGAATTTTCAAAAAACTTAACAAAATATCCAGTTGATCGTTTTTCTACAATCGCTTGGCGTTTACGGTCTTTACTATATACGTCGAATTTAACTGACATACTATCTCCTAATATGGTGGACCCAGTAGGACTTGAACCTACGGCCAAGGGATTATGAGTCCCCTGCTCTAACCAACTGAGCTATAGGTCCAAAATAAAGTGCGGAACGGGTGGATTCGGGTAACCACCAAGGGGGTACGATCTGATGTACCTTTCTAAATAGACCCCCTACGACCTGACGTTCCCGCTAGGGACATGGGCGCTACCCCTTCGGTCTACCTTACCCCCCATCAGCGAGAGGCATTCGGTCACGTTCCTATCGGCGCTGCAGGCACCGAACTCTGGAGTGGACGACAGGAATCGAACCTGCCTAAAACTGATTTGCAGTCAGTCGCCTAACCTATCAGCCACGTCCACAAAATTGGCTGCTCGACCAGGACTCGAACCTGGGACCAAGAGATTAACAGTCTCCTGCTCTACCTACTGAGCTATCGAGCAATTAGTTGGCCTCGTTGGTAGGATTCGAACCTACGACCGTCGGCTTAGAAGGCCGATGCTCTATCCTACTGAGCTACAACGAGAATTACTATAAGTGCTATCCAAATATACCACGTTCTAAAAAAGAACCGGAAGACAACACTAGCTAAACCTAGAAGGATGGCTACTCCCGCCAAAAGAGAGAGGAGAGAGATAGACAGAAGCAGCCATTCTTCTAGACTCATTACGGATTCCTATCTAAGTAAGAATCCACGATTTGTCTAAAATCATTTAATGTAATTTCACCAAATTCAGTTAGACTAATTTTTTCACCGCTATCGCGAAATGTCATGTAGCGATCAACGATCACCAATTCTTCGGTTTCAATTTTATAAATGAAACCTTTGTAAGCAAAAAGATTCTGTGCCATTACGCTAACTCCAGGTCAGCGTACTCCTCGTAAGGAAGAGGCTCACAATCATCAGGAAGACCTTTCTTCCACTCGGCGGCAAGAGCTTCTGCTTCTTGCTCCATCTCGAACTGCTCATTGAGCTGATCGCAGATGTTTGTATACATCTCCTTCATGCGATCGATTGACATCTCGTCCCAATCTAGACGTAGACGGCAGCCATACAGCTCCTTCGAAGCATCGCTGATATTATTGATCAGCGAGTTACGCTCGAAGTCTTCGACCGTAAAGATGCCCATCTCGTTCCAATGCGAGATGTCATCAGTCCAC